GCTTGGAGGATAAACATGGTTTCTACCTTTCTGCCGCGTCCTGCGGCTTACTCACATACTATAGCATCGCAGCGCCTAGCGTACAATACGAACATAGCGAACACCAGATTAGACTTGACGGTCATGGTATAAGAAAGGGGAGCCAGGCGGATTCAGTTACGCCCAGCTCCCAAAGGTCGGTGATCGCGACCTCTCCGAAGCCCACAGTACCACGGGAGAGCAACGTCCGCAACCTTTGAGGTCGTGGAACGTCTTAGCGCACGCTGCGCTGTGGAACCGTCAGTAGGTTTGCATTGGGCAAACGAAGGTGAGAGAAGGGGGTAGGGGGATGAGAGCCATCGTGATCGCCATTCAGACCTGCGGTCTGGGTCAGGAAGGTAAACCTTCCGACCCTTCATAGACGAAGAGTAAGACGGAAGGGCAAAAGAAAGGTACTGCCAACACTCAAAGGTCAAGCAGTATCAACCAACATAAGGAACGTCCGTGAAGAAGGATGAGCTGTTAAACAGCCTATACGCTAACCGATTAAGCGTAAAGCCGTTTCGTAAAGGCTTATTAGCCCTAACAGTACGTAATTAACAGTCAAACAGTCTAACAGCGTACTGTCAAGACGGGTAAGCGTACACTAGCAAACAGTTTAACCGCCTAACAGTCCACCGGCGTACCGAAGCAACAACCAATCAAGCGCGGCAGGACCACCCTTCTTCTTCTCAGACGGTCCCGGTCCCCTGGGCGGAGGGTCCCCCCTGCGAGTGCGCGCGATTTTTACTACAGGAGTCTCTCACGCGGGTATATTGCGGGGCAGGGATTGCTCATTGGTCGCAGAACTGCTAGGGTACAATATATGCCGAAGAAGCGGTATGCGAGTGAGAAGGGTGAGCGTGGGAAGTACGCCCGGGTGTACTTGGTTGGTCGTCGGAGCCGGTATGGGAAGCGGAGTCGGGCGATCAAGCTGACGTTGAGTGAGGAGAGTTATGGCCGATTGGAACAGCTTGCCGTATGGGAGGGAAGATTGCCCACCGTCATGGCAGAGACATTGCTCCACCTTGGATTCGAGGTTTACGGAGAGCTTATGGAACGAGTTGCTGGTGGAGTCGGAGTCCTTACGCTCCCTGAGGGACTACCCGCTGTACCTAGTGCCGAGATGCTGATTGAGGCGGTGGGTCGTGGAGTATTGGCGAAGGCTGCAGCGAAGAAGGTTGCGCAGAGAGCGGCTGAGATTGCGAACGAACACCGGGTTGAGTTAGAGCGAAGGAGGGTCAACGATTGAGAGCCCACGATGTTGTTGCGCTGGATAGCGCACAGAGCCATGTGAACGAGCCTGGGGAGTTCCTGATTGTGGCGATCGACCATGAGGGGACGATGCACCAACGGGCAGGCCTTGATGCCACGGTAAGCAGCACACTTATCGCCATTCTCAAAGACCTCCATACCATGAGCGAACAACTGTAATGGGCAGCACCGGCAAGTTCGACCTGCCTGACCAGAACGAGGAGAAGGAACCTGATACGACCGCTTAACCAGAGAGTGATTCTGGAACCAGCCGTTACGGCTGAGACAACCAGCGGCGGGGTGAGCCTGCCGGATACCGTGCGAGCCCGCAGCAACGAGGGGACGGTGCTGGCGGTTGGTAAGGGCTACTACGACCCCAAGAGCAAAAGCTATATCCCCCTCGATGTTGAGGTTGGGGCCAGGGTCCTCTTTCTCAGATGGTCGGGGTACCTGATTAACTACAACGGCAAACAGCTTGTGAGCGTGGAGGAAAACGAAATCCTCTGCGAGGTTGACAAGAGCGATGACGTTGAACTCGAAGGGCAGATCGTAAGAAAGTGATGAGCCTGGAAAACCAACTGCAATCTCTCGTTGACAAGCAGGCCCTGCATAAATGGATTGACGACTTGCCGGAAGGCGCACAGGGCGTGTTCATCGCGGAACTCCCGTCCGAGGATTGCGAGAAATGCACAACCCACCGCTACGCCGAACTGGGCGGACTGCCCGCATCCCAAGCCCTGTACCTCACGCGGTCCTACGAGCATTGGCTGTTTAGCGAAGGACCTGCCGATGAGTAAGGAGCCCAACCTGGACAAGCGGGAGAAGCGCACGCCCGAGCAGATGCGCCAGCATCACAAGCATTATATCTACGTCCATGACGATGTGTGGGAGTGCCTGCGCCGCCATGCCTACCGCTTTCGGATTGCGCCCGCCCGACTTACCAGGGACATTCTGACCGCCTGGGCCAGCATCTTTACGGACTGGGACGACAAGACGTTCGTGGAGGGCGTGGAGCCGTTGAACTTCATACCGCTGCCGCCCGAGCCGCAGGAGAACTACTTGGCACGCCTAGGATTCGCGGAGCCCACCAATGACTGACGACCTGGAACAATCTCCGGGCCTGGCGATCGGCGGACCGACTCCACAGGAACCAGCCCCATCCTTCTCAGACGCTACGACGGCTCTGCCGGAGCCGAAGCGGCGACAGCGCAAAACCCGCGTCGAACAGCCTGTCAACAAGCTGTCCCTAGCCGAACGAGCCAGGCTGCTGGACCGTCGGAAGAACGCGACGTATCAAATCATTTTCAAGGTGGACGAGGATACCTATGCCTCGCTGGTGTCGGTTGCCGAGAAGGCTGCCCTGCGCGTGAACGACACGGCAAGGCGGTGCTTCTTAGACGGCTTGCGCCGGTATGCGGACCTGCCGATGCCGCGTGGACCGTTTGCCGAACAGGAGTACCTGCCCGATGCGGTGGGCGATGTGTTCGCTGGCGTCCACGACGAGAACGCGGCGAGCTACCGCAATGCGGTGGCGACCGTAGACCCCGAGAAGGAAAAGCAGTTCCTCAAGTCCCTCGGGATACAGATGTCAACATGACGACCTTCGAGATCGCAGAAACCTTTGCCATCAGCCTGGGCGTCATTGCTTTTTGCCTGGCCATTGTGGCCTTCCTGAACGATGGACCGTGAGATTCGTTGGGCTCCTCGCCATCCTCGTAGCCTTCTTGTTGCTCCTCTTGATAGCGGGGGTACGGCTGGTGGAATTATCGTCCATGAGGACCAGCGCCGAACCCGTATGCTTGGTTATGTTCTCGCCACTAAGGACTGCCTCGAAGTTAGAGATGACGACATGGTGCTGTACGAGGAAGGGGCCCCAGAGGTCCTCAAGACGGCTTCCGGGGAACTGTTACATTGGCTCCACGAAAGTGCTGTCACAGCGGTAGATGATGACATTTGGCCCAAGCCCCAGGCTGAAAAGACCCTTACTTCGGGGCTCATCCTGCCAGGGAGTTTCTAAATGGACCAGCCGATAACCCCGAAGTCGAAGGCGTTCAAGCGTGAGGCGTGCTGCCAGTATTGCGGGGTGCCGTTCTCGCCCATGGCGATGAATGACCCCTGCAAAGAGGCCAAAGATTCGCGCCATTATTTTCAAATAGGACTATAATGTTAACGGAGAGGGGAATATCTTGGGTCACTACGGCCTGCATCCTGCTCGCCGTGGGTGCTGTTCTCTGGATGTTTCTACCCAACCCGTAAGGAGAAAGTTCATGTCTTTAGCGTTACTGTTCTGGGTCATCGCCATCGTGGCGATCGTGTTTGGCCTCTGGGCTCCGTCCCAGCCGAACCTGGCCCGCTGGGCACCGTGGCCCATTTTTGTCCTGGTCCTCATCCTGGGGTGGCAGGTGTTCGGGTCGGCCATTCACCGATGACCACACCTGTAACGGATACGCCCCCGTCCCAGACCCCGCCACATCCCTTTGACGCCATCAACAAGCACCGGACGCTCTGGGTGGCGCTCGGCACGGGAGCGGCCACCATCCTGGCTATCCCGCAGGTGCAGCAAGGGCTTATCTACGTCATTCAGCACCCGACCGCCCAGGGCGTGGGCGCGGCGGCAGGTACCATTGTAACGGGACTTCTGCTATACTTTGCCCACCCATACGGCACAACCAATACGCCCCAACAGGAAAAAGGATAACTCAATGCCCGATACCGATGTAGCCCCCAACGTACAAAACTTCTGGCAGAAACTCGAAGCCGGTTTGGCTGAGTTCGCCGCCGGTACCACGGTCAAGATCGAGGAAGATACCAAGGGCGTGGACGTTTCGTTCACGGCCAACAACCCGTTCGGCACCAAGTACACCTTCAAGGTCAACGGTAAAATCTCGCTGGTCGGTAAACCGCAGTAGCGTGTTCATCGACCCAGAGGGTACGTTCGATGAGGAAGATGAGGAAGATTCGGGCGGCTTCGTAGGCGCAGTAGACTACGAGGTTGCCCCCACGGCGGAAGCCGAGATTTGGGACCTTGAAGAATAACGACCCGTTCAAAGAGAACGGAGAGGAGAGCGAAGATGTCGATGGCTGACATGAAAAAGAAAAAGAAGCCCGCTGGCGCAATGCCGATCAAGGCAGTCTTGAAAGATATGTCCAAGACCAAGGGCGAGAAGATGCCAGAGAAAAAGGTTGCGATGCCCGGCAAAAAGAACGAGAACTTCATCGAGAAGTTCAAGAAGAAGTCCAAGAAAGACGGCAACCGCTTGAAACGAAATAAAGGTCGGGCGTAAGTGGACGGACATTTAATGAGTGCGCCCGAACCGACCATTACCCGGATGCAAAAAGAGATGGCGGAACGGGCGCAGGACAAGCAGGCCGCCGTTGCTATGCGCGGCCAGGACCTGCAAGTCAACGTGAATAAGGCCGACCTGGCAACTCGCGTCGTCTGCGCTGCCCTGGAAGCGGGTACCACCTCGGACACTGTTCGTGCCGCAGAGAAGGTCTTAACCGCCTTCTTCGAGGACACCACTCCGGTTACGGACCCACTTGCGGGCGTACCGTCTGAGGTTGTCGTCCGGGCGTGAATCAGGACTTCATCCTCCGCGAAAAAGGTATCGTAGTGATCAGGGAAAACCACCCGTTTATCGGACGGGTGACGATCTATTATACGCCGCCCGAGGGATTCGTTGCGCGAGCGATGGAGTTGCCGGAGCGGGCGTTCCTGGAGGAACTGAACCGATTTGCCGACCGCAGGGCTGCTCGGGCAGCGCGGCGCAAAACTGTGGAGCAGCCTGATGTTGCACCTCCTTCGTCGGCTGCTCCACTTCAAAAACGAGTCATCAAGCCGCCCGTTGCCGCCGAGGCCTAATGCGCCAGGACGCCTACGGGGACAAGCGCGGTAGACCGACCGGAATCATAATGGCACGGGCGCTCTGGCGTCTGCGCCACCTCGATGCCTCGCGCTAGGAGTTCCCGCGCCAAGGCCGTCGAGCATATCACGACGGAGTACGGTGCCTGGCTGCTTGAGGACTTCCCCCGGTTCTGCAAAGAAACACGGCTTATCCAGCCCTATTCTGCGCAGCCCCATGACGAGATGTGCGCGGAGATGGGCTTCACGGGACCCGATGACACCAGGAAAACGCAACAGCACAAACTGTATTTAGCTCCGCGAGGGACGTACAAAACCTCCCTCGTCATTGCTCGCATCATCTACCTGCTGCTCAAGTATCCGCAAATAAAACTGCTGCTGTATCGCTCCACCCGTGAGCAGGCGCAGCAGATGTTGCGTGAGGTTAAGGGACACCTCATGCACAACGAAGTAATTTACGAGAACTTTGGGGACCTGTCCGAGGGTGCCCCCAAGTGGGATGAGGACGCCATTGTTATCGGAACCCGCAAGATGGGTCCGGGCGACCGTGACCCCTCGGTAATGACGGTGGGCACGGACGGTTCGACGGCGGGCTTCCACCCGGACGGCGCGTTCATGGACGACGTTGTAACCGAGCAGAACTGCGACTCCGTGCAACTCATGGACAAGGCCTGGCGCATCATGCAGTCCGTGTATGGGCTGTTGCCGCCGTGGGGCTGGAGCCTGGTGACCGGCACCCGCTGGAGCGCGATCGACTGCTACCAGAAAATCATTGACATCAACGTGCAGTGCAAAGAGGCGGGGAACGACGCCGCCTACGAGGAGTATATCCGCACGGTTTATATCCCCAACCTGGCAACGGGCGAGCAGGAACTCTTTTTCCCAACTCGTCTTTCTCAGGAGTACATCGAGAAGCAGCGAAATAACCCGGCGCTAGAGACACGCTGGTTCGAGTCCTGGTACTTCAACCGGATGGTGGACCCGAAGGCCAAGCCCTTCAAGCTCAATGACCTCAAGTGGTTCGACTGCGAGTACACGGCCCAGCCGTTCAAGACCATCCGGCTGGTGGACGAGGCGTATGCGGGCGAGGAACTGGACCTGTACGTTGCGATGATTATTGACCCAGCCCAGACGGGCAACCCGTCCTCCGACGCCTACGGCATATCGGTCTGCGGCTTTGACGCCAACCGAAACTTCATCATGCTGGAGAGTCGGGAACTCATTGACCTGCCCAGCAAGGCCGACGCTACGATCTTTGAGTTGCTGCTGACCTACCAGCCCGACCTGCTCATCATCGAGTCCTCGGGCGGTGACGCGGCCCTGATGTCTCGGATTGGCGGCTTCATCGAGCGCAACAAACTGCCGACCAGGGTGAAGGGCTACTCGGCCTTGCAGGACGAGGTTCGCGGCAAGCGGGCCAAGCCGCAGCGTATCAACGCGATGGAACCGTATGTGAGCAAGGGGTACGTCTGGGTGCGCCGGGGGTTCTGCAACGAGCTGGTGCGGCAGATGGACCTGTACCCATCGCTGGTGCGGGACGACGTTATTGACAGCTTCGCCATGTGCCGCCATGCGCTCAAGTTCGTGCCCGAGGTGGCCGAGTTCACCAAGTTTAAGAACCAAGAGGGCGTCGAACGCGATCCGTATGAGATGACCTTCACCGACAAAAAGACCGGGCAGTTGGTGTCCATGTCCTGGGCCGAATACCATGGCAACCCCCTGGACAAGAGCCACGGGAATATCTCGAAGGGGACCTGGGTGGGCCGAACGACAAAACGACCCCCTCCACCTTCCAAGCCGGGTCAGGGTGTGCTACGTTAGGACGAAAGGAGACTCCTTAATGTCTGTACAGAAACTTCGGAACCTCGGGGTCAAGACGACGGCCACCTCGCCGTTGCCGTCGCTCCAATCCTCGATGCGGGCCGGTGCCAGCCCGTCCAAGTCCAGCGAAACGGGCATCTCGCCCTCGCTGTACCAGTCCATGCACCTGGGAACCACGCCCGAGAAGTCCCAGCAGTCGCCTAGCCAGAGGGTCATCGAAACGATGATGTCTGCTCCAGGGAGCCGCAAAAAGTGAAGAAGAAAGCAACGGCCAAGCGCCCGCACTACAAGACCACGGCCACCAAGCCGATCGGGAACAACCCCAAGGTCATGGCCCATCCCAAGGGACCCAAGGCTCCGAAGGGCCACGGCAAGGCCATCACCGGCAAGGTTTCCTCGCACTTCGACAAGCATATCCCGGTTCACGGCAAGAAGGGCGGCAAGACCGCTGCCTCGGCGCAGGAGAACCCGTTTAGCGCGGGAGAAGTCATCCACTACGGCTTTAGCAAGTAGGTAACTCATCCCCAGGAAGAAGCACCTCAAGGCGAAGGTTACTCATTACCCCGCTGCCGACATTGCCGTTGGTGGTGGGCGTAATGCTATCCCGCCCGAGAAGTGGACCATCCTCGCCAACGATGTATGGCAGGTCATGCAGACCTCCATCAACGCACGATGGGCGCTGGAGAACAACCTCGAACTCTGGTACAACCTCTGCGATATGCAGAGCGGGGGCAAAGACACCCCCTACGTTGACTCCTCCGACCTGTTCATCCCGCTGGTGCCATCGAAGATCGAGGCCCTGCGTGACCAGGTTGCGGCGATCACGTTCGTACCGGAATACTACATCGTCACGGGGCTAACGCCCGAAGCCTCCGAGAACTCGTATCTGGCGCAGGGTTACTGGAACAACGAGTTCCGCAAGCAGCGCCCCGTCTGTCCCACCTGGTTCCAGCAGCATATCAACTGGCTGCACCTGGGCTTGCGTGACGGAACCTCCATCATGGAAGTGATGTGGAGCAAGAAAACCAAGCTGCAACGGTACGGCGTCACGATGCCCAAGACCGATGAAGCCGGGATGCCCGTTATGGACGGGGACGATATGGTGCAGGAAACCCATAACGTCGAAAAAGAGATTGTCGAATACAACGACGTTATCCTCAACGTCGTAAAGCTCAAAGATTTTATCCTCATTCCCGATGAGAGCCCCAGCATCCAGGACGCGCTTGGCGTAGGCCGGGTGTTGTGGCTTACGGAGTCCGACCTCAACGCAATGGTGGAGGACGGCCTGCTGGTGCGGGAGTGGGTGGACAAGGTGCTGGTCTGGGACCCGGCGGGTATATCCGACGTTGCGTCCGACTGGCAGCGGCACTACGACAAACAGGCTGGTAATCAGATCAACATTGGCATGGGCCAAGGCACCATGTCCTCAGAGTTCTTCGCCAACCGTGGCCCGTTCAAGGTTTGGCGCATCCATACGAGGCAATACGATTTAGATGGAGATGGAATCCCCGAAGAAAACGTCATGTGGCTGCATGACCAAAGCGGATACCTCCTCGGCGTGGTTCCAGATGAGTACATTGCGCCTACCCGTCCTTTCTTCGACTTTAGCCCCTTCCCAAGGCCCGACGAGTTTTACGGTTTCTCTCTTGCCGAGCGACTCGGCCCATTTAATGCTGAAGCAAATCTTCAATGGAATCAGCGTAACGACGCGGTAGACACCCGGATGCTTGTCCCGCTCATCATGGACCGCATGGTGGAGA